TATTCTCCTAATAACACAAATTAATTATGCTACTACGCGACCTTCCATCATTGCTTGTTTAATATCATCTTCATATCTATCAAACTGATCTAGGGACATAGCAGCGATTTCCCGTTCAGTCCAGATCTTAGGTTGTCCAGCATCAATGTTAGTTGTTTTGGTTGATACCATGTCTGCTGCACTTCCCTGTTGTTTTTGTCTGGGCTGTGATTTTGTTTGAGTAATGCCTCTTTCCAACTTGTACAGATCAATAGCTTTTGAAGCCAAAGCAACATTATCTGGGTTATTATATACCCAATCCTGAATTTGCTCTGGTTGCTCCTTAGCCCACGAATGAAACTCTTCATCCCCTCTGATGTCTTCAAAGTCTGGATGGCGTTGCTTCAATGTAGCCTCAGCTTCTCGTCGCATTACTTCAGACTCACGTTGCCGCATAGACTGTAGTTGTGCTTCAAGATCTGCAACCTGCCGCTGACTCTGCATATGTGCTACAGACTCAACAGTGTTATACAAATCAGGATACTCCTGTTTAAAACTTTCTAACTCTTCTTCAGACTTAGGCGGTTCATAACGAGGTTGTGCTGACTGAGCCATAGCTAAAAGTTCTTGTTCTTTTTGCTTAAACTCAGAAAGCTTTTGATCATAATGTTTCTTTAGATCATCGTATCGCTTTTTATAGTTAGTTCTTTTTCGAGGTTCAGCTTCTTGTTCTACAGGGGCCTCTTCAGGGGTGGCCTGTTCTTGCTGTGGCTCGTAAAATAAACCGTCTGCACTTCCCATACTAGGCTTGTCTGGCGTATGCCAAGCTTTCTTAGCGTTGTATGGATTAGGTGTTTCCTCTTGTTGTACTTCTGACATTTCTCAATCTCCTTCGCGGGGCTTGTGTCTTGCAAGGTAGCCATATTAACTCCGTCGAGTCTATGGGGCTTGTCTTACCAAGGTAGCCGTGAAATTAACGAAGACTAGGCATTTTGTTGGCACCCATCATGAGTTTTTTAATTTCCTCATCGGTTTTACTCAATGAAGAAAGATCTTCTTCATCTTGTGCCATGCCACCAATAGCCATGTCTTCACGTTGTAAACCGCCATCATAAGCACGTTCAGCATCATCCATCATTACTTGGAGATTGTCTGCACCAATCTGGTCGGTTGCTTTTCTGGTAAATACAAACTCACCATCGCTCAAACGAGCGGGGATAGAATCTGATACACCAGTTCCGGGGCCGTCTACTTCGCCAGCACCCGAAAATTCTGAAGCAACTGTAATTACTTTGTCCAAGATCTCTGATAGTCTTGGATCGTCTTGTAACACACCTGCTAAATACATTTGTTCTTCATCGTCAAGGGATTCATCCATGACGTACTTAATATAATCTTCTTCCATTTCATCATCTGGAAGTTGTGAAGCCATTGCTTTATCCATTTCATCATCAGGGATGTTAGGATAGGTGTCTACTGGCATGCCTTCTGTAGGCATCAACATAGATCCACCTTCGTTAAATACTCCACGCCCTTTTAGGACATCTGCCTGAGTAACCTCTCCATCGCCTGTAAGATCTGGAAACTTACCGCCTTTAGCTTTTTTTTCACGAGCCATAAGCTCCTTATCTATTTCTTTCATCGCAGCAATCTTAGTCATATCGCTTACATTACTGGTATCTTTAATAAAATTTTTCTTAATAGTTTCACGTTGCTCATTAGACTCTGCTGCTGCAAGACTACGCTCAAATGTACGGTACATATCTATGTAACCTTTTACAGGATCAAACCTTTTATCATTTTTATTCATATTCTTTCCTATTAAGTGCTTCCTCTACTTGAGCAGGTAAAGTCTCTAATTTAGCCAGAAAATTCATCTTCCCCTGACTGCGGAACATTTCCAGTTCCGATGTTGCCCCCACCAGTACCTGTAACTCCAAGGTCTTGAGGCTGTTCAGGTACTCCTTGAGTGGCTCCCATATCTCCGGGTTCTTGACCAGCGGGGCCAGCTTCCGGGCTAACTGTTTGTCCAGCATTTTGCATTCCTATAATTTGAGCCATTATTGCAGCTTCTTCAGGGTCATTCATTAGTTCATCTGGGTCTAGATCAAGACTATATGCCAGTTCACTAATGAGTTTGTTCATCTTAATAAACGGAGCGACAGCAGGATTAGCTGCGGTCTGAAGGAACATTGTCAAGCGTTGACTTCGTACTTCCTTTTGCATTAAGCTATTTGTGCCTGTAGCTTTAACTTCTAAATCACCCTCAACACCTAATCTACGATCTGAAAACTGCATGTTCCATTGAAAGTACGCCTCGCCCAAAGGCTTTAATAAAAAGTCATCAAGGTTCTTAATTACCGTTTTAATATTCAACGAAGCTGCACCAAGCAACATAGACATACCTGATGCAGTACGTGTCATGCTTTGTACGCCTGTTTGACCGTGACTGTACGAAGGAATACCTGTTTGTTCGTCTGCAAGTTGTCTGAACTTGTCAAACATCTGCATGTTTTCATTGGTTGTATTAGGAAACTTTAAACCATTAATAGCTGTTCCCGGTACACCAGCTTGTCGCCTAAATACTTTACCGGGGTATATTTCCATGTTCTGACCGCCTACAAGAGCAGTCTCATCAACATCAAAAATAACTGATCCCGATAGCGCAAGATTATCAATAGCCATACGTGCATGACCATTCATAATCTTTTGAGAGTCATCCATGTTTTCTGCTACACCAATACCAAAAAAACTATAGGGATTCTTTTCATAGCTAAACGCATGGTATGGTATTCGGAAGGGGGTAAATGGATTTACAACACTGCGAAGCATTTGACCATTACAAACCCAAGCATTAATTTGAACTTCGTCTAGGTCGTCTACATCTTCGGGTATTTCCATACCTACTTGGCGACAGTATTCCGCATCCATCACGCCCCAATACTCTAGAACTTCATACTGAGATGCGCCGTATTCATCATTTCGGCTGTCATCTTTCAGTTCTTGTTCATAATCTTCTTCTACGTAGTTAGGCCCCATTTGGAGACAAGTACGTATAGCTTCTTTGTCAAAGTAAGGCATCTTACCTAGACTACGAAGCTGTGTTCGATTCATTTTATGTCGATGGAATACATATTCGGATTCATTAACATTTGTTGCGTTGGGGTCTGGAAAGAAATCCCAGATGCTAACAAACTCCAAACGAGGAACCCGCACATCGACAGGAGAGTAAGTTCTATCACCGCCCTCTCCTTCTGTCCATCTGTGTAATGTTTTGTTAAAGTTGAACGGCCCTTTGACGATTCCTGTGCCGAATAAAGCTGATTCAAATAATGCGTTTCTAATTTCACTAGCGCCGTTAGACTCCTCTATCTGATCGTGTATAAGTTTTTCCATGCGTCTTGCAGCTTTTTGTGCGGGGCTAAGTTCAAGAGCTTGAGGGTCTGGAGAGGGGCCTTCAGTAAGCATATCCTTTTCTTCGGCTTGCTTATCTAATTTTATATCTTCAAACTTACCTGTTCCGTAGGTTGCTCCCGGCTTTAGTACTTTACCATCGCCTTCAAAACCTACGTCAAACGGATTTTCTTGTTCTTCTTGTACTTCGCCTTCAGATGTTTCAATTCCGGGTTGAATGTGTGCATACTCAGGAGTCCCTTCAGGCATCTTAGTTTCACTGATACCAATAGGGAACTTATTCGCACCGAACACTACATCTACAAGTTGACCAAAGGCTGCAAGCACTTTAGTCTTTGTTACTTTTACAAACACTCTAGACTTTTCAGATTCACGGAATCTTACATTTTTACCATACAAACCACGATAATTGTGGTATGCTGTAAGCCATCGTTGCTCATCTAAGTCTCTAGCTGTCTTAGCAGAAACATAGCGGTCATTAATAAGACCTACTAAATTATTACGAAGACTTTCTTCAAGAGTAAGCTCTAGGCCCTGTTCGCCCTCAACTTCTCCAAAGTAAATATCATTCGCTGTTAAAGTATTTTCTGCCATTAGTATCCAAACTCCGCATCAACGGGTGTGTATGCCTGTTCCATTCTCATACTTCTAAACTGACTAAATATGTCATTAACTTTAGGTCTTGACATAACTAAGTACCTTAGTGCATCATAAGCATGGTCAGGTGCATGTGTATCAACATCTTCTGGGTTAGATTTATCCAGAGGAAGACTTTGGAGTTCGCGTATCAAGTTGGGACAGCTATTAAATATCTGTATCTTTGGTCTGCCACTAGGCTGCACTCGTAAGTATTCGTGGATTTGTATTTTACCCTGTATTCTATTTTTATCTGCTCTTCGCAGCTTGTGCCCTGCTCGTTGAAGTGTCTCTCCAACTGTGGGGCCTGTTGTTCCTGTTCTGTTCCATGCTGCTGTATCAAGCACTCCGGGTACTGAAAAAGGATCTTGTAGCTCCATGTTTGTAATCATCTGAGCCAAATCTACGCCTGTAAGTCCTTTGCGATATAGCTCTCTGTAAATTATTAGTGTGCCATCAGTGGGATCAACACAACCCCAAACACAAGCACTCTCAGAAGCATAACCATAGTCAATCCCCTTGACTCTTTCCCAACCTACTGGAATCTCAAAAGGTGTAATAACATGCTCCATTACATCAAACTCTGTAAAGGCAGCACCCTCTGTAATGTCCCAGTTACCTTCTAGAAGTTGCTTGCGCTGTACAGCAGGCAAAGCTTTTAACATTTGTTCGTATCTACCATCTTTAGCAAGATACGGATTGTCTTCTAGTCGGGCTGGTATAAAGCGTCGTGTCAAACCATCATCGCCTGTAAAGCTCTCATTAGGCTCTGATGGGTTCACATAACGCTTCTTTACCCATGTTGAACCAACACCACCGGGGTTAGCTGTACAACGCATATACGGCGTAATCTCAGAATCTGTAGTACGCAATCGTGATGCTAGGTAGTTCCAAGAAAACTCTGTTGATAAGTGAGTAATCTCATCAAAACCAATCCAGCTATAGGCTTGTCCTTGATACCTATATACGTCTGCATCACGCTCAAGGAATCCAAACTCTAGTTTAGCACCACTGGGAAATGTCCAGATCTTTTCAACCTCTCTGAACTTACATCCCGGAAAAGCCTTTGGATATAACTCTCTAGACTTGTCTATAAGCTCCCTTAGTTCAGGCATTGAGCGTCTTAGTACTAACGCCCTGTGAGCAGCCCTGTGAGCGAATCTAAGGGGATCTACGAGCATAGCATAGGACTTACCACCCCCTGCTGCACCGCCATACAGTACGTCTGTTTCTGGGGCTGCTAAGAAGTCTGTCTGCGGCCCTTCATTCGGTCTGAAGATAACATTCTCTAGTGCTTCTTCTTTTACTTTTTTAGGAAGATGCTCGACTGTATCTTCAGTCAATATCTTTCCTTCTTTGGAAGTTTCTTGATTATCTAATTTAGCTAGTGTGGATCGTGAAGCTTTTAAAGTGTTCTTTTGACTTTTTAATTTTGCCTCAGCCTTTGCAATAAGTTTTTCTTTTTCTCTTACTGCTTTGTTAGCTTTCATACGAGCCTGTGTAGCTCTGCTGTAATTATATCCTCTAGACTTACTTCCTTTTTTACGGCCTCCTCGTTTCTTTGGAGTGCCATCTACTTTTAAGATAAAATTACCATTTTCATCTTTTAAGTAGTCATCTGGATTAACTTCCCAATCTTTCATGTATTATTTTTTTTAATCCTTGATGACTTAATCGCCTACCTGTTTTATGCTCTAGCCAAGCAGACCCTTCACGAAGACTTAACACCTGATCTTTAACTAAATCAGATATTTCTTGTAAAGCCTCTAGTTGTTCTGGAACCTCCTCAAGTATTTTAGGATTAGCTTCAGATACAATATATCCAAAAGGAATAACACTACTGCGTTTCGGAATGCTCAATTATAACTTCTTCTTTTGCAGGTAGAATAAAAACACCACCTTGTACAGTGTGATTAACGTCTAATCGGTCAGTCTTACCTAGTCCAATTCGATCTAATATTGTTTGTGCTGCTTGGAGTCGAATATTGGCTTGAGGAACTGGCTGATCAGAGTTCATCACCTCAGTTAGTTTTAATGCAGCTTGAGGAGCGGATTGTGCTAGGATATTTGACGCTAGGTCTATTATTTCATTTTTTAGTGATTTAGTAACCTGCCAATGATTCCCAGAGTAACCCGCTAGTTCGGCTGCTTTCTTTGGATCACCTCCTACTTCTACAAGATGGCCTAG